GCACATTCATCCTCTTCATCCGTATCTACCCCAAATTTGTAACCAAACGGACATTTAGTTTCTTCCTTTTTTTCTTCCTTTGGTTTTCTTGTTCTTTTTGGTTTTTCTTCAGGTTCTTTTTCTTTCTCTTCTTCTACTACTTTTTTTCTTTTCCTGGGTTTTTCTTCCTCTTCTTCTTGTTCAACTTTTCTTTTCCTTTTTGGGGTTTCTTCTTCCTCTTCTTCTTGTTCTTCTTCAATTTCAAAGAACTTAGCATCGATTTCCTTGTAAGTTAATTGTACCAAAAGGTCATCAAGTTTAGGAATGTCGTCCAATATATCTTCTTCATATACATCTTTTCTTTCTTTGAAATCAATTCGACTTGCTTCCGCAAAAGGTTTACTTTTACTTATTGTTTTACTGTCAAATCTAATTTTTAAAGATAAACCTTCTTCTAAGTCAGGAAATACTTCATAAGAATCATCTTCTTCCAATTCATCATTTAAAAGATTTTGGAATAAATATTGACTAATATCCCAAATATGAATTTTTTCATCGTAGTCATCATCATCTAAAGGAATAACAGCATACAAATTCCTTGCTGATGCTTTCATTGTATCTGTTTCATCCTTTTCTGCTCCTTCTTTAAATCGTTTAGCACGATATTCACAAATTGGGCAAGGTTTTCCAAATGATGTAGGACATACAATAGTATCATTTGCATTTCCTACATTTCTATGAATTTTAAAGGGGGACCTATACCATAGTTCTCCCGGGACTGCAATTCCTGCTTCCTCATTTCTATCAAGATGTTTTTTTGCTGTTACTTCATAAGGCATAATATCTAATAATGCTTTACCACCTGGTTTTTCTTTATACATAGAAACATCCTGTGGTAGTTTCAAATATCCGTAATTGGATGATTTTTGTTTCTGTTGACGAGCATTAGCGCTTACCTGCCCTCTAAATTTACTTACTTTCTTTTTTGACATTTTCTTTCTTTTTAAAATATTTATACATAGATTTTTTGATTGTTTTTAATATTACCTGAATAGTTATCAATACCAATAAAGCATGATAAAGAGGAAACAGTAAAACAATTAATATGATTTGATTATTTGTCATGTGGTTTTCTTGTTCTTTTTTTAATTTGTATTTTTTGATTTATTTTTTCTTGTTGTTCCTTTGCCTCCCATTCTTTTGATAAATCACGCGGCACGGAAGGTCCCGCGAAATATTGTTGACCATGTAATTTTACAAGACTTTCTAAAGCTGTTTTCTTTGAGTCAATGGATTTAACCGCTGCTTTAGCAACTGCCAATTCATATTTTTGTTCTAATAAAGTATTAAAACATTTTTTATATTTATCATCACCTAATATTGTATTATTAATAACCGTTTCTGTTAATTTTGTGGTTATTTCAAATTCTTCAGGATTCATTCTAATTTGTTTATCCACCTCCGCTCGAATTAATCCTAATTCAACCTCTTTGGTGTCAATTTCTTTTTTAATGTTTGCTTCTGTTTTACAAAACTTAAAAGTAAGTGATGCCTGTCTTAACCATTCTACATCTAATGCAGAATTGTCAATTTCAATATCTTCTTGGTAATTTAATTTTTCTTCCATGTTTTATTTTTTTAAAAATGTAGTGGAGGAGTATGGATTTGAACCATTATAAGAAAAATTCCGAGTAGTTCTATTTATTTTCCAAGCATCAAAAAACTTAACTAAAATAATGCTTTAAAATTTCTCCCCCTTTATAACTGAATAACAAGCAAAGGTTAATCCTGGAAATCCTGTATAAAAAAATGAGGACATAAATTCTTCCATTATTAATGCTGCTTGATTATTTTCTGAATTTAATAATACACTTTGACAATACCCAAGAACTGCCCTTCTAATTCCTTCAGGTTCTTCCTGTTTTAATCCTTTTAAAATAGAGCTAATTTTTTTCCATGCTCCTTTTGCTAATAAAGCTCGGCATAATTCAATTGTTTGATTTTGTTTTTCTGCTACTCGAGCGGCTGTTTGTAATCTTTTATCCTTTTCTACATTTAATACCTGTTCAAGTATTTGTATTGCATTACGAGGATGTCCAAGACTGTCTTGTACGATTTGATTATAAACTATTCTTTCAATACTTTCATTTTCCCCTTTTACAATATTTCTTAGAAGTTTAAGCATTTGATTATCTCCTAATAAAGTAACCGTAAATTGACTACAACGCCCTTTTATAGTAGGTATTAATTTTTGTGGTTCCGTTGTGCAAAGAATAAAATATACATGGTTAGGAGTGTCCTCCAATATTTTTAATAAAGCATTTTGAGCATCATTTGTCATTTTATGAGCTTCGTCCACAAGAAATACTCTACATTTGCTTTCAATAGGTTTGAATTGCGCTTGTTTTCTTATTTCTCTAATTGTGTCAATGCCTCGAAAATCAGCAGTATCAATTTCTCTAAAATCAGCTCCGAATGAATCTAATTCTTTAGCAATAATCCTACCAAGAGTAGTTTTTCCACAGCCTGTAGGACCCTGTAAAAGATAACTATGAATGTTTCTTTTCTTTGTTAAATTTTGTAAGGCTTCAATGATTTCTATATTACCAATAATATCATTAAAATCTTTTGGTCTATATTTTCTATAAAGGTTCATTTTTAAATTTTATTTTTACTTATTATAATATACAAAATCAATTAGTTTTAATTAATTTTATTTAGGAATTTCCCAATCTTTTTTCTCTGCCCAACTTCCATCCACAGGACATAATTCTGCATCTATGTCTAAGGGGACGATAAGCCAATCCCAAGCCTTTGGTAAATTTTGCGTTGTTATTCTTTTTATCGTTTGTGCAACATGTATTAATTCATCCGGGTGAACGTCAAGTAAAATGGAATCATGTATTTGTCCTATTAATCGGGTATCCCATTTTTCTTTTATCATAACTTTATCTGCTTCAATAAAAGACCATAATAAACAATGAAAAGCAGCACCTTGCACGGGGTAGTTAATAACATCATTTTTTTTCATGTATCCATCACAAATAAATCCTGTTTTCATTTCAAAAGCACCTTGTTTTTGATATTCTCTAAACCAAGTTTCTTTCCATTTTCCATATTCAAAAAACCGTACTTTCCAAAAATGGGATTCTATTTTTTGTAAATGGTCTATAAAACCATTCATTGATTTAATTCCTTTTTCAATTAAATGATTAGAAATACATCGTCCTTCAAAAGTAACACCTTGTTCTTTTTTCCATCTACCTTGTTTTGGTAAACTACACCACTTTGCTAATGATAAAGCATTGTTTTTATAATAGTCCCCATAAAATTGTGGAAATATAAAACTGTTTTTCACTGCTGACCTTAAAAGAGCATGTTCTTTTATATGTTTATCAATTTTACATAAGAATATCTGTTCCGTCATATCTTTATGTAAATCAGAACCGGGATTATTTATGTACTTCAACATATTCTTATCCTTATGGTAGCAAGCTGCTATCTTGACTTCTAAGGAACCATAATCCAATTCTAATAGTTGATGACCAGGACGTGGTATAATTGCTTTCCTGGTTATTGTCATTGCTTCTTCATCTCGTTTAGGAACATTTTGCATATTAGGATTAGAACTGCTGCTTCTATATGTTCTTGCAATATGTAAATTATATGAAGGATGAATTACTCCATCTACTTGTTCCCTCATAAATGAAGCCAAGTAAGTGTCTTTGATTTTTTTTAATTTCCTAATCCTAATTAATTTATTTAAAAAAGGAATATTTAATTCTTTTAATGATTCTTCATCTGTAGAACCTTTATTTGTTTTGGTTTTTTTAGGCGGGGTTAATTTTTTGACCTTGTATAAAATATGTTCTAATTGTTTTGGAGAATTGGTATTTATGTTAAAAGGAAAAGCTTTTTTCCATTCTATATAAAAGTCATCTGATTTTAAAGCATCTTGAAGTTTTTGAATTTTACTTGTTAATTGCCTTTGTTTTCTTTCAATGTAAGGTACGTCAATACAAAATCCTTGTTTTTCAGCTCTTGCCAAAGCTAAAATACCGTTGTGCAGTAATTGGTATGCTTGTTTTGTTGGATTAATTTGCATTTAATAATTTTTAGGTAAAACAGACGCACTTAAGTTTTTGGATACTTTTCTTTCGATGTGTAACTCGCTTGACCATATGCATCTGTTTAAATTCATTTATTTTCCCCTTGTCTTGTTCTTTTAGGTGGATTGCAACCGCTTCTTCCTTCATTAGCTCCTTTTCCTTTTCCTGAACCATCTTTTTTTGGTACGTTTTTACTTTCTTGTTTTTCCATAATTTTATTTGTTTTCATTTATATTTTGGATTTCCGTTTTTATCTCGTGCATTACATTTAAAATTTGAATAGCAAACAAACGCCTCACAAAGTCCGTTCTTATCAAATTCACATTTGTTTGTTTTCTTGTTATTTGTTTCTGCTGTTATTTCCATTAGTTTTTAATTTTAGGTAAAACAGACACACTTAGGTTTTTGGATGTTATTCTTTCGATATACACCTTACTTGACCGTATGTATCTGTTTAAATTCATTTATCTGTTTATCTTCTAATTAGATTGGTAAACGGAACTCATTCCGTTTATACACCTTTAGCGGTAATTATTCTCTATATTTTACCATAGCATCTTTAAAACCTTTATCATAAGCATCCTCCATATCATTTACGCTATAACTACCGCTAACATCACCTATAATTAATTGCTTAGTATCGGGGTTGTTCTTGGCTTCCGAGGGTTGTTGTCGTTCGCTTAATCTTCTATATTTTTAATGAAGTTGAGCATATTCATACTGTAATCTATCGTAATCTTTAATTTTTTCTTCGTCTGTCATCGCTCTCTTATTTTAGTATTTAATTATTAATTTCTGTGGGTGTTTGTCGTTCGCTTAGTTCAACCGTAGCATTAATAGTATCGTTCAATAAATCTTTGTATTGGTCTGGTAATTTATCTAAACCGCTCCATCCATAATCATAGTGCATTGTTCTAATTACACCATCATATAATTTATTCTTTTCCATATCGCTCTCTTATTTTAGTATTTATTAATTAATATCTCTGGTTATTTGTCGCAACTAATCATAGCTGTAAGCGTTATAAGCCATTTAAGAAACACTCTGCATTTCAGAAAAAGTGTACTTAAAATCTGCTTCAAATTGTTCTTTAGTCCTTTTATTAAACCAACCTTCAACCAATGTAACTATAAATTGCTTGTATTTGTGTTTATCTGAATAGTAGATTTTTTCGATTTCACTAATTCTTATTTTGAATTTTTCAGCTTTGCATTCAGATGAATTATATAAACAAACTATTTCAAGTTCATATAACTCTTCTTCCTTGTTAAATCTTTCTTTATTCCAAGAAGTGTAAATCGGAATGATTTTTATTGAGCGTCTTATACCTGTTTCAGAATAATAGGATGTTTCACTTGGTATCTCAATTTCTTTTGATGCTACTTCTTTTTTCTCGTATTCGTATTGCTTTATTTTCATAATTTTAGTAAAAAACGGCTTATAACTTTGCTCGTATCCTTGTTTCTGCAAGGTTTTTAATTTTTTTTCTAATTCTCTCATTGTATTTGTGTTTATGCCACGTTATCAAAATCAGAATGCAGGTTCATTGTACTTTCTGTTTTTGGCTCGTAGAATTTCCGTTCACTTGTTCCATTTTCATAGAATAATACATTTCTGCAAATAATATCATTTCGTCAGGTGTCCAACATTTTTCACCTACTGTTCTTGGTATTAAATTGTCGGTGTTTAACTTTCTGTAATAATCTATTGCTTTCATTTTATTGTTGGATTATATTTCTAATTGACCTTTTCTTTATTATCGGATAGTTCATTAATTATATTTCCTAAATCATTTTCAAATATATCAAAAGCCTTTGTATCTTCATTAGAATTTCTTTTTATATTTCTACGTTGTTGTATTCTAATTCTAAGGTTTTTTAATGCTTTGATTTGTATTTCGTTTTCTTTTTGGTGCTTCATAATTCTATCTTGCATCCTTTTAATTATTTTCTCCATTTTAAATATAATTTAGTATTTCTGTTTTAATATTATCATTTAGGATAAATATATACACTCCAGGGTTTTCTTTGTCTTTCCATTATTTTATTTGTTTTAATTATTAAAATGGTAAAAAATCATAATCAATTTGTTTTGTTTGTAATTTCATTAATCGGAATTGATATATAGTATCATAAGCACAATATCGCATCACTTTTTCTTTCCCTTCATTGGTTGACATTAATTCCTTTATTTTATTTAAAGAATTGGTATCTTTTGCTTGCAAATAAGGACTTACCTCAGAAGAGTAATCAGCAATTCCAAAATTAGTATAAGTCTGAAACTTTAATCCAGTTATTCCTGGTTTATTATTAAGTGTATGGGCAGCAAGCATTGTATCCCACGCCCAATTCTGTATTTTAACACCAAAAATATATTCTGTCCATGTCTGTTCATATTTCATATTATGAGCAGTTTTCATAATTGTAGGGTCTGTAAGCAAGTCAAAGAAGGGTTGTAATTTTGTTTTATCTTTTGGAATTGTAAAAACATAAGCTTCATTTTCATTTGGAGACACAGAGCAACAAACTATTTCATGCCCTTTAGCATGCGGTTTTAATCCAGTGGTTTCATAATCAATAGAAATCATATCAGATTTTATTTCTTTTAATAAATGAATATTTTCATTTATTATATGAATTTTTGGTTTATGATATCTCGGAAGTGGTTTATCAATCAGCTCACTTATTTTTCTAATATTATGTTTCCAAAACAATCTTTCATTATTTTCAAGAAATAAAATATTTGTTGGGTGTTCAATCGGACAAATCCATGCTTTGTAATCTTTATCAGGGATAGTAAATCCTGTCCATTTAGATAGTTCACCTAAATTAGATTTCCATTGTTCTCCTATTATACTGAATAAAGCATGCTTCCCAAATAGTACAATGATTTTAGGTTGATATTCTTTTATTATTTTTGATATTCTTTTCCGGCAGCAAGCAATTTGTAAATTTGTAGGTGGTTTTTTATTGACTGTTCTACAATTAACTGCATTGATATTTAAACAATCTTCAAATAAATCAATCCCATATTTTTGGTAAGTATTTAAAATAAGTTTACCAGCTTTTCCTTGCCATTGTTTATTTTTTTCATCATCTAAGGAAGTAGGAAAAGAACCTATATTTAAAATTTGCTTTTTAAAGTTACCAAAAGGTTTCATTCGAGGATTTATTGAATTTACATATAAACCACAAGAAATACAACTTAATGACTTTCCACCCATTTTACTTTTTGATTCTGTGCTTTTTTTTGTAAAAAATCCTTGCATAATTTATTTTATTTTTTTAAATTGTTTTTGTATTGACAATAAATTTTGTGGTTGAAATTTGTAATAAAAATTATCACCTTTAATAATAATATTAACTTCTGAAATACTAATAATTCCAAATGGGCTTTTTAAAAAATATATTTCTTCTTTTTTTCTTTGTGTAGTACATTTAATATCAGTATAAGATTTAAATTTTTTTGTTTTATCACAATACCACTTTCTTTTGTATTTTTCAACTATAATTGGCTTTAACTCAGTTATTAATTGGTCGAAAATATAAAGTATCTTTTGATTAAAAGAATATTTTTTAATTTGATAATCTTTAAAAAATCCTTGCATAATTTATTTTATTAATTTTAAGTCGTTTTAAAAGGTTTTTTATCGTTTAATTTTTCAATCAAAAAATGTACTTAATTGTTTTCTCATTAAACCTTTTTTATGGTTTTTAATATTTAAATTAAAGTATGATTCTTTTAATTCAATACTAATTGATTTACGATTCATTAATAATGCTTGGAAACCTTCAGAACCAATCCCCCCAAATGGGCTTAAAATAGTTTCCTTTTCATTTGAATAAAGTAAAATAAGCCTTTCAATAACTTCTAATTGTAAAGGACATATATGTTTTTCATCTTGTTTACTTCTGGCTGTATTACGTTGTAATGTATTGGTTTGGTTTATATCCATCCAAATGGGGCTTGCATATCTTTGCCATACTTGATGAGAATATTGTTCTTCAATAGAATAAGCACTTTTTCTATTATGTAATTTTATTATTTTTTTAAATTCATTTATAGATTGTGGAAATGTATCATATTTGTGCATAGGTATATAATGTGTAAACAGTTTTTTTGTTATTGGTATTTTATTTTCCTCTTTTGTTTTAAAACAAAGTATTTTATCAGGCAAACCTGCACGAATTATTGAACTATCTTTTAATAACTGTCTATGTGCTAAACCTATTGTTTTTGTTCTAACAGCAGCAAGTAATGGATCTTTCCAAATTGTAAATTCAGAATGTAAAAACATATCTAACCCCTCAAAAATATCACCTATCATTGAACTAAATCTACGAATACCAATAAACCCTTCTCTACTTTTTAACAAAGGTAAATCCATACAATGTATAGCAACAATACGTCCTGGTTTTATTACTCTTTTAATTTCTTTTGCAAGAAATTTAAATTGATCTACAAATTGTTGGTAATCAATAACATTACCCATATCTTCAATATGATTTGAATAAGTATATAAGTCAGCAAATGGGGGACTAAATACCATTAAATCTATTGAATTATTTGGTATTTCTTTAATCCGTGTAACACAATCACCATACATTAACCAATAATTATTTGTTTTTACATCATATTCTTTACTAATTATAGTAGTTATTTTATTATTTAAATTTTTATTTACTGCTTTTATCATTTGATATTGTGCTTGTTTAAATTGTTTGTGTTTAAATTGTTGTGTTTTAATAACATTTTGCATTCGGTCAGTGGTTATCATCCATACAGTAACTTTATTAATTTGTCCAAATCGCCAACTTCTACGCATTGCTTGATAAGTTTGTTCAAAACTAAAATCTATTGAATTAAATATTTGATAATGACAATGTTGGTAATTTAATCCCATTGATGCTATTTTTTCTTTAGTAATTAATATTTGAAAATCACCATAAGCAAATCCTAATAAATCATTTTGTTTTTTCTTTGAACTATCAGAACCTTGTACATTTCTACAATTATATCCTAATAATTTTAATTGAGTGTATATTGTATTTGCTTCTGGATTCTGTTTTGTCCATATAATAATTGGTTGATTGTCTAATGTTTTTACAATAGACAATGTTTCTTTTATTCTTTCTTTTTCTGTTTCCCTTAATGTTTTATGATAATCAGTTGCATTTACTGCATAATTACTAAAAAATGTTCCATTAGGAGGTTTTGTTATTATTTGTTTTTCTATTATTTCAAGTTTTGGTAAATCAAAATTACCTGCTTCAAATCCTATATCTTTAGGATGTGAGTACATAATAGCCCAATTGCTTACAAACTCATAAAATTTACTTACTGCATGTCCTTTTATACGCCATTTTGATGTCCTATTAGTATCATGCACAAAATACATAGCTAACATTTCATTATATGTCATAACATCTAAAAATTCTGAATGGTTTCCTAATTCCATAGGGTCATTAGGACTTGGTGTTGCGGAAAAACAAAATTTATAAGGGACGTTTTTACATTTTTCAATAAGTAAGTTTCGATAAGATCCCGTTTCATTTTTAAGTATTGAACTTTCATCAAGACAAATGCACCCAAATTTATCAATATCTATATTTTTTAACTGTTCATAGTTTGAAATATAAATATCTTTTTTAATTTTATTATTTTTAAATCTTTTTATAGGGATATTAAATTTTATTCCCTCTTCTATTGTCTGTCCTGTCACTGCTAAAGGGGCTAATATTAAAACTGGTTTATTTATTTTACGTAATATTTGATTAGATATACTTAATTGCATTGGAGTTTTGCCTTGTCCTGTATTAGCGAAAATAGCATATTTACCAGCTTTTAATGCACGTTGTACTGTAAATTTTTGAAAATCAAAAAGCATTGAATTTAATTCAGATTCATGTATATTAAATCCACTTTTTATAATTTGTTTTTGTTTTGATTCTAAAAATTTTTGATAATTTGTCATGTTTTTATTATTAATTTTAAGCCTTTGTAAGCCGTTTTTTATTATTTTAATATAAATATACTCAAGATAGAAAAAAGTTTATTAGAACTAAAGAAAATAAGGTATAAATTATATCTTTTAATCTAACAAAATCTTTTCAATTTATTCTTTTTCATTTTTTATTTCTTTTAACATACTGACATATTGCCAAGCATTACCAGTAAAAGAAATCATTTTGTTATTTATAACACAATTATTATTTTCTTTTAATATAGTTTTTAAAAGGTATGGAATAATAGCAAAATTAATGTCTTTTATTTTTTCTTTTAATTTTTTGGTAGTTTCACACCAACCAGTTTCTGACTTACTTTTAATAATCAAAACATTATTTTGTATATTGATGTTAATACTTTCATCAAGTATATAATCACGTTTTGTAAATATCTCAGCTTTATCAATCATTTCAATTGTTTCTTTCGGAAATATTAATTTTTCTCCCTCAACATTAAGATGTACATTACAATTAGGAAATTTATCTTCAAATATTCTACAAGATATTATTGTACCTTGCGCAGTTTTAAAATGAATCCATCCATTACCTTCAGCTATTTGTATAGGTTCTAATCTTTCTACTATAATAGCGGATGTTTGTGGTAATAAAAATGTTTTTACCGGCATATTTTGAGAAATGTCATAATGTATAATTCTAAAAGCATCTGTACTTTCCAAATAACCCTTTTCAT